AATATTTGGTAATTCCAGTGATTTACAAATATTACACGATTCTAATCATAGTTATATAAAGAACTACACAGGAGATTTATATATAGAAAACTTTGCTGATGATAAAGACATTATATTTAAATCTGACGATGGTTCTGGTGGTGTAGCTACATACTTTTATTTAGATGGTTCATTAGGATTAAATAGATTTTTAAAAGACACATTACATAATGATGATGTAGTTGTAAAATTTGGAACTGGAAGCGATTTAAGAATACAACATTCCTCTGGTAATAATTCAAGTTATATTCAAAACTATACTGGAGATTTGATAATTGAAAATTTAGCAGATGACAAAGACATAATATTTAAGTCAGACGATGGATCAGGTGGAGTAACAACATATTTACAATTAGATGGTAGTCACACGCAATCTATTGCTTGGAAAGACATTCACTTTGTAGATGGTATTAAAGCAAAGTTTGGAGATTATGCTTCACCAGACCTTCAAATATACCACGATGGAAGTAATAGTTATATATCTGACCAGGGTACTGGCTCATTAAAAATACTTGCACAAAATTTTGATTTAAATGTTGCAGCAAATAATGCTTCAATGATTAGAGCCGTTGATGGTGCACAAGTTGAGTTGTATTATGGTGGTGCTAAAAAACTTGAAACCACAAGCGCAGGTGTTGCTGTAACAGGTAGTCTTTCTACAACAGAAGACATAAGTGTTGCTGGAGACGTAATGATATCAGGCACGACAACAGCTGGTGGAACGTTAATATGTGAAGGTAACATTACTGTACAAGATAGTGATAAATTACAACTTGGTAATAGTCAAGATTTAGAATTATATCACGCGAGCGGTGTTAGTTATATAGATAATGATACAGGTCATTTGTATATAAGAAACAATGTTGATAACGATGACGGTAGTAATATATACATACAAGCTAAGTCTGGTGAAAACAGTATTCTTTGTCAGGATGATGGCGCGGTAGGTTTATATAATAATAATGTACAAAAGTTTTCAACTAATAGCACTGGTGTTGGAGCATATGGGTATATTGGTTTTGGATCAGCTGGGACAAGCACAGGAAGTAGTTATGGTTTTAGATATGGATCATCTTCTCCTAGTGGCGCACAAGGTATAGTTATATCAGTTAGTGATACTGGTGGTTCTTATTTTGATGGCGTAGGAAGATTTCAAAATACTAACACAGGCCAAGGAGCAGGTATGTTCCAGATGATTAACTACGGTGCTTTGTATGGTAGATATATGCAGTTTTTTAGAGGTAGTACTTCTAATATAATAGGTTACATAGGTTACAATAGTAGTAACACTTCAGTAACTTTCTCTACTACTAACTCAGATATTAGAACTAAAAAGAATATAACTACTTGGGACGAAAATGTATTAGATAAATTTAAAGCATTACAACCTAAGCGTTTTGATTTTAAAGTTGCTATTGGAGACAAGGGCGCTGTAAAAGAAAGAGGATTTATTGCTCAGTATGAAAAAGATAATTTCCCAGAGGCATATCAATTAAATGGAAACGACGAAAAAGCTACATATGGTTTTCATCCAATGGAAATGGTTCCTTATATGATGAAGGCAATAAAAGACTTAACTATTAAAAACGAAGAATTAGAAAGAAGAATTAAGACATTAGAATCTTAAGTAAAGTGCACTTAAAACGTGTAATTATATAAATAACAATTAATTAATAACAATTTAAATTAAATCAACATGGCAGAAGAAGCTAAACAAATGATTTCTGAAGAACAATTAAAAACAATTCAGGAACTAACAGCAAAACAAAACGAAGTTGTAATACAACTAGGATCGTTTGAAATTCAAAAAATTAATTTTTTAGAGCAGTTTAAAGCAAACAATACTCTTATTGAAGACTTTAAATCAGAACTAGAAAAAGAATTTGGTAAAGTACAAGTCGACTTAAAAACTGGAGAAATCTCAGAGATTCCAGAAGATGACAAGAAGTAATATTAGAAAGATAAGCATCGGGTCAGATTATAAAAATGACGCGATGCATTATTCTGTTGGTCAACAAGTATACGGTGGGCATGAAATTTCTCATATACTATTAGACGAGCAAGACAAATCTTATAATATTTTTATTAAAAAAAATTCAGAAATATTACCATGGAAAAAATTTAATTCTAACATGGCTATATCAGTAGAATACGATTTACAATATTAAATGAAGAGTGTATTTAATTTTATAGTCAAACCTTACAATAAAAGGTACGACAATGAAATAAAAGTAGGTAATAAATCTTTAATAGTTAACACTAAAATTGATGATTTTGTTAACATTAGTAGAAAAGCTATTGTTGTTTCTACGCCTTTAGCTTATAAAACATTTATAAATGTAGGCGATGAAATAATTGTTCATCATAATATATTTAGAAGATGGTATGATATAAAAGGCAATGAACGTAATAGTGCTAAATATTTTAAAGATAATTTGTATTTTGCTCAACCAGATCAAGTTTTTTTATATAAAAAAGACAACAAATGGAAGTCATTTAATGATAGTTGCTTTGTTCAACCAATAAAAAATAATGACAAATTTAGCACTGATAAAACTAAAAAGCTTATTGGTATATTAAAAATAGGTAATAGCTCCTTAGAAGCGCTAGGAATTAACCCAGGAGACACTGTAGGTTTTAGGCCAAAGAGAGAATGGGAGTTTGCTATCGATGGAGAGTTGTTATACTGTATGAAATCTAATGATATTGTAATTAAATATGAACACAAAGAAGACCAAATTAAATATAATTCTAGCTGGGCAAGTAGCCGTAGATGAATTAATAAAAGTAGCTAAAGAACCTATTGTTGACGGCGAAGATGATATCACTGCTGATAGACTTAAAAATGCAGCTGCTACAAAAAAGTTAGCTATATTTGATGCTTTTGAAATTTTAACTAGAATTAAAGAAGAGCAAGATATGCTTGATGAAAAACCTAAAGAAGTTAAAAAAGAAACTACGTTTCGTGGTTTTGCTGAAGGGAGGTCTAAATAATGTATAAACAAAATTTATATAAAGTACTACCTGATCATGTTAAGCCTAAAGTTCTTAAAAGAATGAATAGGTATAGCAAATGGGAATACGGATATAATGAAGATCATGATATGGTTGTTATATCTAGGACAGGTAAAATTGGAGAGATTTATGAAATACAAAATCTTAAAATAGCTTTACCTTTAGCAGAAAACGTTTATAAGTTTGAAAAAAATAGATGGACTAGATTTGATTATCCTAAAGTATTAAGTAGAATAAAAACAGTTTTTGATTGGAGAGAATATCCGGAAGAGTTTAAAGAAAAATGGTATGATTATATTGATCTTGAGTTCAAAAGACGTGAAGAAGGTTTTTGGTATATAAATAAAGATAAACCTATATATTTAACAGGTACTCATTACATGTATTTACAGTGGTCAAAAATTGATGTTGGTCAGCCAGATTTTAGAGAATCAAATAGATTATTTTTTATATTTTGGGAAGCTTGCAGAGCAGACGACAGAAGTTATGGCATGTGTTATTTAAAAAACAGACGATCTGGATTTTCATTTATGGCGTCTGGAGAAACTGTTAACATGGCTACAATATCAACTGATGCGCGTTTTGGTATATTATCAAAGTCAGGTGCTGATGCTAAAAAAATGTTTACAGATAAGGTAGTGCCAATATCAGTTAACTATCCTTTCTTTTTCAAACCAATACAAGATGGTATGGATAGACCAAAGACAGAATTAGCATATCGTGTGCCAGCTTCTAAGTTTACAAGAAGGTCTATAGTGTCTACAGAAAAAAACGAAGAACTTACTGGACTTGACACAACTATTGATTGGAAAAACACTGGAGACAATGCTTATGATGGTGAGAAACTGAGATTGTTAGTGCATGATGAGAGTGGTAAATGGGAAAGACCTAATGATATACAAAATAACTGGCGTGTTACCAAGACAACATTAAGGTTAGGTTCTAGAATTATAGGTAAGTGTATGATGGGAAGTACGTCAAATGCTTTAGATAAAGGTGGTAGAAATTTTAAAAAACTATACGATGACTCAGACGTTACAAAAAGAAACGCTAATGGACAAACACGTTCAGGACTCTATTCTTTGTTCATTCCTATGGAATGGAA